GCTTAACCCATTCCTGCATTGTTTTTTCAGACTTTGCCGCTGCTACTTTGATCTTTTTCACTAACTGCTTTTCCACTCTCACTATCGTCAATTCTTCCATTTGCTACCTTTCAAGATTTGATACTAGTGTATCATCTGTATCGGAATATGCAACCCCTTTCTTTAACTTTTTTTAGGGGCCTATTTTTCCTTATTTGACGGGCGTTCTAGCTTGATGCGGTTAGTCTATCGTAGATTTTTTTTACTGTGGCAGGCTTAAAATGGACGTATTGCTTAGTAGTCTGGATATCGTCATGCCCCATAACCTCGGCGGCATAGGATATGTCCTCCTTTTGGGTCAAAAAAGAGGCTAAAGAATGCCTCCATTTGTGCGGGTTCATTTTGACGCCCAAGGAGCGGCCCATATTGTTCAGGAGCTTCCAGACGCCTTGAGGCGTCATCCTGTCGCCTTTAACGGTCAAAAATAATGGATGGTCGCTTTTGCCTATCTGGTTAAATTTATGGAGACTTGTTATATATAATGAAAGCCACATGGACGTTATTTCGTCATAGGGCACATAGCGCCATTTGTCACCCTTGCCGACCGTCTTTCTAACGTGTACCCACCTCTTTTCTGTATCAATGTCACTGAGGTTGAGGCCGCAAAGCTCCGAACGTCGAAGGCCTGTTGAGTAAAGAAGAAACAAGATACAGCGGTCGCGCAGGGTTATATAAGGATTCCAAAGAATTTTATCGATAACCGATTTATCTTCGTCCCTGTCAAAAAACTGCGGTTCTTCGCCTTTCCCCTTTTTAAAGCCATGCCCCATAGAAAGGAAATGAGGTGAGTTGACATATTCGTGCATGGCCAGAAAATCGAAATAGACTTTCACCATCGATGCTACTTTGTATATCGATCGGTCTGAAAGCTCTTGCTCTACCCTATACTTAATAAGAAGCTCAGAAAATTCTGCGTAGTTTTTTATTTGCCTTACATCGACTTTTATAAAGTCTTGCAGTTTTTCAATTTCTCTAAGATATGAGGTTGCCGACGTCGGCTTCAAATTACGTTGATATATGAGAAAGTGAGCGAATTTCTCAAAAATTGGTTCCAGATCCTTACTAATCAAAGGTGTCTCCACGACACAAATTTAAACATTAAAAAAGTTTTTTGTGCCCGTTAATTCATCGTTTTTTTCGCTCCCTAGGCTAAAAACGGCGCGTGATTCTATTTCACACCCTAGAAAAGGTAAACCTTATTTTTGTGGGGACGAGGTTTGATATAGGAAAGTACAGAGTATATTAGATAAGAGACTAAGAATAGAAGATTTTTGAATTATTCGTAGATAGTTCCATCTTGACTGATAAAGCTTCCTCTTGGAGAGACAAATTGTATAAAGGACGAAAACTTTCCTGAGTCCCTTTTGACGCAAGCCGTAAAAAACCCATTAAGCCAGGCGTTCGGCCTTCCCTTTCCATATTCAGGGCTTAAAGTCGTATAGCAAGGCACTTGAATCCCTAGATGCTTTTCCTCTTCATCGACCATCGAAAAATTAGGCCAAATCTTCGCCGTATGGTGATGCCCGAAAACGACTGTTTTTCCGCATCGCTCCACCGCTTGTTTTGCAGGGTTCGCAGTCCCGAATTGATCTCCATGAGCAAAGACCAATTTACCTACGGTATAAAAGCCGCCTCTTTGAATTAACTCAATCGGCCTTTTGGCTTTTTGAAGAATGGTTTGCAGCGTGACTTTTTGAAGCTGCGGATAAGTGGACGTAAAATCGTCTAGCCAAACTTCGTGATTACCACAAAGATAAACAAACTTTGCCTCCGGCGCGGCGTCCATGAACTTAGTAATCTGCTCGATGAATCTTTCGCATTGTTCGTTAAATTCGTCGATGACGTTGTTATAGCCTTTGTTTCTAAATTCTTTTTCGTTCCAATGACTGATACAGTCCATTGAAAAGTTATCACCTCCAAGAATAAAAATATCCGGCTGGAATTTAGAGGCGAATTTTAAAAGAGGGTTGATTCTGATCGTTTCTGGAAAGTGAGAGTCGAAAAGAGCTAGAACGCGAATTATATCAGATTTTGTATATTCTAAATCGAAAGAGCCTTTTTGCTTTACCGGCTCTTTTGATATTTCTGGGGCTTGAATCGTAACATGCGGTTTATGATCGACTCGGAAAACACCGAGAATTTTTAAACGATTTCTAATGGCGTCTGAGGTTCTTAAATACCCCGACTTCGCCATAAGTTCAGATAATTTTTTGTGTCTATTACCTATCGTCTCGTAATAGACGAGAAGAACCTTATCTTCGTCCTGAGTCCAGTTTATAGCGCACCTCGTTAGAGAACGTAAAAAGGAACTAAAAAGACGGTGCTAAAATTTATGATGCCTTCTTCTAACGGTGCTTTTACTGGATTTTTTAAACCAATCGCAATCGTAACAATAAAACCCGTTACGATCTGAGAAATGAACAACGCCGCTTCCACATCGATTGCAAATGCGCTTAATCCGATGATCCTGAGTAAATACCAAAGAAAACGCCTCTTCATTTTTGTCCATATATCGTTTCCGCCATAACCAAAGATCGAACTGATGAAAAATAAAGGGATGCTCAGAAGATAAAAATAGGTAAAACTGCCAACATAAAGGGATAAGAGAATAACGGACGCCGTAAAAAATAAAGGAGCTATCAGCCGCTTCCATAGTCTCGCCCTCAAGCTAAAATAGGCTTCACTTCTTCCACCGAACCAAGCAAGAGTCGAAAAAACAACGCTTATGAGTAAAGCGATTGTTCCTAAGACACCCTGCTCTAACTCGGTCATTTTTTTTCGATACGTCTCTTAATTACTTTCCATTGAAGATGAAGAATAAGCCCAAACGTCCAGCCTAAAACTAGAACCGTCGCCACAATCCAAGAGGTGGTTTCGTGTGCTAAAGACCATTCCCAATACATGCGCGAAATTGTTTTACCGAGAAACATCGTTCCGCAAACTTCAGCAGTAACGACCACAAGACCTATTGTTGACATAGTAATTAACCAGAAAATTCGCCCCCATCCATTCAGGAAGGCAAATGGCGCAATTAATCCACCGATTAAGCTAATGATAAAAATTACCTCGCCCATATCATTCCACTTTCGCTTTCATCACCTCAGCTAAGTAAAAATCAGAAATGAAATATCCTTTTGTCGGAGCTTTAAAATCTGATTCTTTCTCGACTCTAACTATGTCCGTCCCTTGAATCGGATGAAGCACTATCTTTTTCGGAGCGCAGCCGGTTGAGAGTGTTAAAGCTGGCAGTAACGCGAGAAGCATCACCATCGACAATCCCTCGAAGGCCGCTTTGCAGGGCTTCGGTTTTCTTCTTTTTGATTTCATCGTTTCTTTCCTTTATGGCGTCCCATATCTTGAAAATCAATGTTATTAAATTTAATAACAAAGCTAACCAGCCCATTTATTTTTTTACCAGTTTCGCAATCGCTTTATGAATAATCGCGTATATGTTGTCGTCGATTTTTGTTGGCGTCCACTTGCTGACGATTCCTAGAACAATATCCACCGCGCCCAAAATTGCGAGAATGTCAATCCAGTGTGCTTTGACTAAAGCTATGATGCTTTGAATTGCTTCCATTTTTAATCCTCCGGTCTTAAAGACTCGTAAAGTTCTGTATCAAATAAATCTAGTTCTTCTATCAAAACATCTCTTCTAATCTTGTCGTGAATATTGCCTAGATGATTGATGTTTTCATTGATTAGAACTTCCCGCGCTCTGCCTAAGTAGTAAATGGCAGAACGCAGGAGTTCATGGAGTTTTTCGTTTTCGGTCAACGTGTATTCCTCAAGAGTTGCTTAATATCATTCTTCATTTCATCCTGGCTTTTTTTAATGTAATCGATATCCTTTTCGATATTCGCAAAACGGGTATGATTCTCCGTGACTTGTTTCTCGTAAGCCTGAAATTTCGCGTTTGTTTCTACGCTTGAGGCCTCCAAGTTTTTAAGTCTTGTAGGAATGTAAAGCACACCGTTTACAATTATGAAAACAGTACCGAAGAAACCGAGAATACCGATTAGCTTCATGCCTCGGTCTAGCCAAAGATCAAAAACTTCTTTCATTTCTTAGCGCCAGTCTCTTGTAACGTTGTCTGGATATTTGCCGAAATGTTTCAAGTAGGCATTGTCATAGGCTTTTTCTTTGCAAATACGAAGATCATCAGCTTGCTTCTCGCCATCAGCGACTTTTCCGTATTGCTTATGGCAAGCGTCGTCACCTTTTTTCAAATCTTTGGCGAAAGGTGTAGGCTGTTTTCCTCCGGCGTAAGCGTTTCCTGCAATTAGCAATAGGGCGATTAAGAATGCTATTTTTTTCATATTATTCTCCGGTTATTCAGACCAACAAAAAAGGCGTAGGACACAAGAGGAATATTTCTTGCATCACTACGCCTAATCGATTAGGTCTTACTTTGTTGGTTTGCCCTCCGGTTCTAGGGGCCGGAGGGTTTTGTTACTTAATCAGCTAATCCACCGTCAATCTTTGTTTTGATAGCGTTTTTCATTTGTGTTGCTGTTGCCTGTCCCAAAACGGGTGCTAAATTTGAAACACATGTCCTAATGTTTGCAACCGTCGAGTTTGCTTCGATACAATTCTCAATCGCGTCAATTCGTTCCGTTACTAAATTGAAACGATCCAGTATCACAAGAAGTGCCGCGCGAAGCCTTACACCCTCTGACGATAATTGATCGACGCTATCTTTTGCCCCGGCTCTTGAGGTGCTTAATAGAACGGCCGCTGCGGTTGAAATTTCTTGCGCGTCTACCGCATCTTTTTCCGCTTGCGTCATTTCTTCTAAAAGGTTACTGACTACTTTTCGGTACTTCTGAGGAACTTTGTCTGCTATGTCTCTTTGAGAAGGAACTAAATTATCCGGAACTGCGGAACAATTAGATTGAGACGCCGATTTTAGATATGAGGAATCGGGACAAACAAAATCTTCTGCGTAAGAAGTCGAAGAAATGAGTAAAAATAGGATTAAAAGTTTAAGGTGCATAAGATAAAATTTCTCCTGCTCTGCCTGTTGGTGAGTTGCTTGGCGAAAGATGATCTGGATCGGTATCATAATTATCTCTAAACATCGAAGCGGTTGCACATGCTGTCCCGTCTGGACATTCATCCAAAGGCCAGTAAGAAATAAGTGTGTTGTCGATTTGTTGACCAATTTTTCTCATTCTAGAGTTGTACAGAAGCGATATTTCGTCGGCGCTTAATTCCCCTGAATGAATGTAAACTTCATCTAATCTTCCGTCCGCATATAAACTCGTACAGGCGCGGGACATAAAATAGAGTGTGTCTGTTCTGATATTTCCGGTTGTGGTTTTACTGTTGGCATCTACAGTGGTAGATGTACTTACACCATCGACATAGAATTTAATATCTCCCGCCGCAGTAGAGTTATCAAAAACGATAGAGTAATGATGCCAAACAGCGGCTGAAGGACGGGTAATAGATTCTGTTCTGTATGTAGGGCCTGTTGCACTTATTCCAGCGTTAAACCTACCTGACACAGGGGCAGACGCATTTGGATCAATGAGTAATCCGGGAAAGTTCGTATTATAATTAGCACTCAATTCCATTGCTAAATCGTCATCATTAGCAAAGGAATCCCAATACATCCAGAATGAAACAGTAACGATGTTTGTTCCGAAAGCAATAGTAGACGCAGACGAAAGGCAATCATTTGTCCCGTCAAATAAAACTCCTGCATTCGCGGGACTCGCCAATAATAGAATTGAAAGTAAAAGCGCCTTAAACTTCATAAACTCTCATTTCTAAAAGTTCTAAATCTCCGGTTGCGGTATCATCTGCGCTTGCTGTGTCTCTTGAAACCATCAATCTAAAACGATCATTTTCAGCGCATGAATCGATCGTGGAAGGCCCTAAAGTCATCGTTAATTTATTCATGTGTCCCGCTGTCCCTGGGACGGCTTGCCACGCAGAATTGATACCGTCGTAACTTCCCGCATTTGTGTCTACCGAATCGCCGGATGTAATACATTCGACAAAAGCCGCAAAAGCAATTCGGTTAGTCGTAGCGGATGCCATTGAATAAAAGAAGTCAATCGCCAAGGGGCCGCCCTGATAAGGCGCGATAACTGTATCTAAAGAGACTCTTTCCGGCGTCGAAGCATCAAAAAGAAGTCTAAAATTAGATTCTCCAGCATCAATTTGTGCAGGATTTAAAAGAGGAAGCTTTGCTGATTGAACTTCGGGACGCCAAACAAACTTTTGCGTAATCGTTACGTCGTCCGGCGTAGCTCCTGTGTTTAAATTGATATCAATTCCAGAACCCTCTGCAAAGTTTGCATCGGTAGCCGCTGCGCCATTAACGGTTATATTGTCCCCGCCTCCAGCCCCGCCGTCATCTGAACCGTCACACAATCCCGCTGCGCCTGTAATTTCTGCACATGTTTTCCACTGAAACTTTCCAGAAGTGGAATTGTAAGTTGGGATTTCAAGATTCGCTAAAGTATCCGAAGCTTCTAAATCGGACGGCGTTACGGATTGAACTGCGATTTCATCGGCAGAGACTACGTTAGCATCTAAAGCCGCCACGTTTGAAGAATAGGTAAAATCTCCGTGATCTCCATTAGCAATATCAGCCGCCACGACTGTATTTGCGGCGATACCCGTTGCATCTCCACCTTCTGAATTAGAGGCCGCGTAATTTCCAGCCGTATCTGTTCCTAAATCGATTGCTTCAGGAGCATAAGTACTTCCATTTGCCATAAAGACAAAGCGGTCTGTTTCTGTGGTCGCTTCTATGTTGTCGCCGGTAATGGTTAAATCGGAAGAAACCGTGACACTTCCAGAAAAATCGAATCCGGTTCCTCGGACGGTCATAGCTTGCGCCCCACCGCCTAAATGATAAATATTCTTATACGCTCCTAAAGTTCCATTGCTCCAAGTTGTATCTTTAGAAACTTCTGTGGAGTCAAAAGAAACACCGCCGTTTGCTGTAACATCTATTAAGTAATCTTCGATAACTTGAGTTCCACCACCGCCGCCGGAAGCATCATTGCCGTCGCATAAACCCGCTGCGCCAGTGACTTCAGTACAAGTTTTCCACTGAGCTTTTAAGGAAGCGCCGTTGTAAGTCAAAAGCATTCCGTCCGTAGGTTTGTTTGAAGCCTGGATTTGATCTGTAGAAACTGCCTGGGGTGCTACTTCGTCATTTGAAACGACATCATTGTCAATCGTGCAGGAAGCACTCGCGCAAGTAAACTCGCCGTGATCTGCATCTTTTAAGGAATCGGCTTCTATGACATTGTTTGAAGCAGAAAGAGTTTTATTTGTAAGTGTGTCTGTCGTGTCTCTTCCTAAAACCGTGTCGGTAGCATTAAAAAACGTAATTTGTTTATCGGATACAGCGGGTTCACCGAAAGCAAGTGTTGTTTCAAAGCCGTCATCTGCGGTTCCCTCTATAACAATCGGTGTTAATCCCGCACTATGCCCTAATTCAAGAGGTGCGCTTGGGTCGCCATTCCCCATGATTTGAACACCGTTTTCATCAATGGAAAAAAGGCCACTTACCAAACCGCCGTTATTCGTCGGTAAAATTCTAACTCTCCCATCTTGCCCGGCAACATTTGTGCTTCCAAATTGAATCGCCCCCAAATTAAACGTCTGAGACGATCCTAGAATTCCAATACCACCGCCGTCTGTAATATCAGTAACATCTCTGCGCATGTTCATAGCGTAAATCATGTTATTAGAACCGCCACGCCGAGACACGACCAGAGGGGTATTTGTATTGGCGGTTGTTGCGTGGCCTATCGAGACAACGTCATTAACATCGTCAAAGGTAAATTGAGCATCCCCGCCAAAAGCGCCGCCATTGTTATAAAATACCTGGGCGTCCGACGTTAATTCTGAAGCGTCAAGGGAAACGTTAATTTCTCCGGCCGGATTTGAAGTTGCATCCATACCAGTCCCAAAATCTAAAACAGAAGTGGATGTATCTTTACTCGCATCGTCCTCTTTTACTGTGAAAGTCGAACCTGCTGCCCCGGTCTGATCGGAAGCACACGCCCAAATGGCCCCGTTATATTTTAAAATCTGCCCGTTTGAGCAATCGGTTGTCGTAACGTCTTTTGACACTTCACTGACGCCGACTTTGTCCAGTTTTCCAGTGTGAGGATTAAAAACTTCTCGGTATGCTGCAAAAGCATTCGTCGAAAGAAAAAGCGCGAGTAAAAAGATAGATAGTTTTTTCATTATGAGTATGAAAGTCCTGCTCTGTCGTCCCAAATGTTTATAAATTTAGCTTCTCCGTTAGCAAATTGAATGTCGGTGACTCCGTTTACATCGTAACTTAATTTTTTAATGCACCACCCCGCCGCAGCTTGCGCCGTTCCGGGTTGCGCGTAACCGATATATTCGGTTCTGCCTTGGGCGTCATAGGCGATTGCCTGAGTCAAAAGAAGATCGGTAGAAAAGACAGATACGAAATGATCGTTATCGGTTCCCCGTCCCTCCCTAACTTTCTTCATTGCTTGTTCTATGCTCATGTTTTCTCCTAAAAAAAAGGCCCACTCCTTTTAGGGAATGGGCCGATTGGGTGTTACCGAATGGGCTAGTAAATTATTGTTTTTTGCGCGAAGTCTTAATCTTCAAATCTTCCTTTTTTGCTTTGACTTCAGATAAAGAGCGTTCAATTTCTTCTTCCTTATCAATTAAGGCCAATTCTCTTTTTCTTAAAGATTCCTTTTCCGCTTCGATCTTACTAAGTTCTTCGTCGCGGTTTTTAATAAAATCTTCTTCTCGGATTTCAAACTCTTTCTTTAAAAGTTCGCGTTCGTGATTTAGTTCAACCTTTTGTTTTTCAATGTCCTCTAAAGCGGAATTAATTTCCGATTCTTTACTTGTAAGGTCATTCAGTTTAATTTCTAAAGCCTTGCTGATATTGTTGTATTCAATCGCTTCTTTTTGATTATTTTTTATGGACAGGTTTAATTCGTCAACCGTTTCTTGAAGTGATTGTTCATTTTTATCAAGCTCCTCTTCTTTAATTAAAAGAGCCTTTTCTTTTTTGTCTAAATCTTCTTCTCTTTGACGGAAAACGGCGCGTTCTTTTGCGAAAACGTCTTTATCTTCATTAAGTTTTTCCCTTAATGTGATAATTCTATTTTCTTCACGGTTTAAGTCGGCCTGTTTCTGGTTCAGTTCTTCTTTTAATTTTAGAAGGTCTTTTCTAATCGCTTCGCCTTCTAATTTTGCCGCTTCTAATTCCTGTACCGCTGCACGACGCTTCAAATAGGCGTTTTCTGTCTCTTTCGCCATGTCGTTAATGGATTCTTGAAGCTGCTTTGACTGTTTTTCAAGTCTTTCAATTTCGGATTTTAGATTTAAAGCCTGTTTTTGTTCTTCTGTATAAAACATGATTTCTCCTTTAAGATTGGTATTCAAGCAGCCTGTTTCCAAACTGCGCTATGGCTGCATTCCGTGGAAGTCTTTTTAAATTATTGCTATTTCCTGCTTTCGATAAGGCATAAGAACTTTTAGCCAGTCCAGCCTTGCCGCCTTGATAAAGTTTCTTGGCAGCTAACAAGGCCCATATTTTCGGATTCAAAACGCCACCGGCGGTCATTACATTATCTACTAAACCGAATAAATCATTTCGGCTGGAAACGGATTCCCGCCCCTTGGCGACGTTCGCAACGTCGATTAGTTTAGAAATAACTCGGTTCTTTTCTCCGATTTCAGGTACTTCTTTTGTAATCGCTTTTCTTAAAGCTCCTGCGAATTCTTGCCGTCCTAATACTTCCGGTGAGGAAGTGTCTGAATAGTAACCGCCGCCGACTTTCTTAGTCTTTAAAAGGGTGTCTTGTCCTCTTCTTTTTTCTAAGGCTGTTTCGATCGACATTTCTCTAGGTTTTTCGCCGATTTTTACAATTTCTTTTTTTGAGGGGCCGAAAGTTTCTCCACGCAAGGAATATTTTTCTTTTGGAGTAAAAGAGACAATTTTTTGAGGCTTTGTCGGTGTCTCTGGAATATTTAAAGCGACAATATCATCCGGATTTTCTAAATATTTTTTTGGCGTAATAATCCTATTTTTAGTTTCCGATTCGGCAAATTTCCAGCTTGGAGCATTCGGGGTTTTTATATTTAAGGAATTCAAAGCCGTATTTAGTTCTGAAAAATCTTCATTACCGCCAATAGCCGAGGTTCCGCTTTCTAAGTTATTCTTGGCCAAATCTAAAAATTCTTTTTTGTTTAAAGGCTTGTTTCCTGTACCCGGATGCTTCATAAAATCAGGCAGAGACGTTCGGTATCCGCTTTGGCTTTCTTCCGGTCTGATAATTTGACCGCCCTTGAAATTTCCAGACATATCTTGAAGAACGTCGGCTTCATTTTCTATAACGTTTCTTAATTCGTTTTGAATTGTAGTTCTTTCGGGTGTTGGTTTATGAAAACCCTTATTCGGTACTTTTTCAGCAATCGTTTTTTGAGGGGTGACTTGCTTAGAAGCTGGCCCCATAACGAACTGGCCCGTTTCGACTTCACCGAAAACAGGCTCCGTGAGTTTTTCGCCTTGAATTATGTCATTTTTAATCGCTTGAATTCTTGCAGCGGAGGAAGAGTCACCGCGTTTTTGATACCATTTAGATAAAGCGTCCATACGTCTGAAAGCATCTTCAGCCGTAACGGTTTTATCTTTTACCGACTGGGCGATATTGTCTACTTCATCCATTAAATTATTTACTTTGGATAAAGCCGCTTCTTTTGTGCCTTTCGCGCTTGATTTTAAAACACCCTGCTCTAATGCCGCTTCCGCTATCGATTCGCTTCTTTTCGCAAAGCGTCCAGTAGGCTTTAAAATATTTTGTGCCGTTCTAACCGCGCTAGCGCGTAAGGCGGGAGAGGCGGCTCTAAGGGCCGTTTCTCCTGCCTTTCCTGATAAAGAAGAAGTACCAATTTCAGCACCTAAACCGAGAATTTTTCCAGTTACTGACTTCGGTTGAGGCAATACAGGAAAACCCACTTCGCTATGAGGCGTTGCTAAATCAGCCGACATTACGTCTTGAACTGTATTTGCCGGTGAAATTGCAAACCTCTTTAAAGATTCTTTAGGATTCTTTAATAGCTGCGCTCCGCGTTCGACCATTTCCCCAGGTGTGCCGGAAAGAATGTTTGAAACTGGTTTCCTGCCGAAGTCGGAAAGACCGAATGTTAAGCCGTGAACACCAGAAGCTGCTATTCCGGGTATATCTTCAGCCACTGGAAGAATTGGCGTTCTTTCCTTTTGGATAGTAGCCGCAGGTGTTTTAGTTTTCATAAATAAATCATCAAGAGACGGTCTTTCCGCTAGGGGTTGATTGACCACGCCTTTTCTTGAAGCTAAAAACAGATCGTCTAAACTCGGTCTTTCCGCTGCCATTAAGATTCGCTCCTTGTTATAGGACTAAAACTCACATTCCTAACAGATGAAAAATAACGCGCACAAACTAAAAATTTCGTTGTAATATCCTCCCCATAAATAGGGGGTGTTATGAAACTAGCAACAATCATTATTTTTGGGGTTCTGTGTCTCTTCATTTCGCAAACTGCATTCGCTGGTTATAAGTACCAAACAAATAAAAACGGCACTGGTTACTGGCGCGATACATCAAACGATGGAAACCCGTATAACAACGCAAATTATTTAGGTCTAAACGACTAAATAAATGAAAATCATTTTCTTTGTTTTCTTCATGTTTTCTTTTTGTATTTACGCTGAAGCTTCCAGATATTCTGGGGCTCGTGATTATGCTCAGCGAATGACTGAAAGGAAACATGAAGAGAAAATGATGATGTGTTACGAACTTCAAAATGTTGTCACGCAACAGCAACAAACCATTCAACAATTTCAGACAGCATACGCCGAATCTGAGAAAGAAATTGATTTTCTTCTTGAAAGAAACAATTATCTTGCTGGCAGATTGGATTCCTGCGGTTGCAAATACGATTCCATAGAAAAACAATTCGGTGAATACCATGAATAATTTTTTCAAAGTTTTAGCTCTACTTGCCTTTGTTATTTCTGTTTTAAATAGCATCGTTATTGTTTCGATTCCAAAAGAACACAAACACGAAATAAATCGTCCGTCACTTGATGAGATTTACGAAAGAACTAGGCCGAAACCCCTAGCTTCTTCATAATTTCTTCATCTGTATAATTAAATTTTTTTGCTTCATTATAAAAATCTTCATTACCGACAGCCCATTCCGGAACGGTATTTGTTTCACCCTCTGAGCCTTCTCCGAACCACGTTCTAGCATCTTCGCCATATTTCTTTTGATAAGAGCCAAACTGCGCGTTTTCTTCTGCGTCCATAAAGTTTAGAAGTTTGTCTAGCTGCGGGGCCATTCTCGCAACGCTTGCTAAATCATCATTTGCAACCGCTTGAGCAAACATTCCCATTTCTTTATCAGAAATAGCACCCTTTGTTTTTTGCGTGTAGCGTAGCTGCGCTTCAGTTAATGCTGATTTGACGTTTTGCCAATCTTGCAAAGTAGCGTTTTCAGGATTGAAGGCTTTCATTAAACCGATCTTTATTTTTCCACTTAAACCAGTCGGAATATTTTGCAAAGATTCTTTCGCCTTTTTAACACCTTCCCGCTGAACTTTGTTTGTTTCCACAAGTCCGAAAATTTCATCCGTCTGTTTGTCTTTTGCTGTTCTCTGCCCAGGCGTAAGGCCGTCGCTTTGCCCCATCTTCCATTTTTGGTATGGAGTAACGTATGCTTTATTAGGGGTCATTTTTCCGCTCAGGGGGTCAAACACTGTGGGACTATTGGTATCATTTGCCATTCCAAAGCCGCCGCCTTGTGTATATTGATCTCTTAATTGACGCTTGAAATTTATGTCGTCGATATCACCTTGCAGCTTCTGCCGTTCAAGTTCTTTCGTTGAAATGAAATTCGGATCGCGCGTAATACCCTGATACCCGCCACCGAAAAGACCGCCCATAACTTCAGGTTTTCTTTGAACACCGAAACCGAGTTCTGCTAGTTGCGCTTCTTTGACTAAAGCGTCAACACTATTCATTTCTCTTTTTTGATTCGCTTTATTTTGGACAAATTCTCTAGCTGCTGAAAAACGCGAGGCCATTTTATCTGACTCCTATTTGCCGTCTTGATCGAAGCGGTTGATTATAAAAAGAAGGTGTCTGCAATTTAGATTCAGGGGCAATGCCTTTTCCCGCAAGGGCTTGCGCCGCTGCGGAAGCCGTACCCGGTGGGACGCCTTTTGAAGCTAAGAAAAGGTCTGCGCCAGCAAGAGCGAGGCCTGACATATCGTTAAATTGATCGTCTGATCGTGATTGATTAAACTGCGATTGTTGCGTCGCGAATTGCTGTCTTGCTAAATCATCAGAACTGGCAAATCTTTGGTTTCCTTGCTCTGCGTTATAAACGTCTAAATCAAAGTCCGCTACTTTGTTCGCCTGACCAAAATTAAAATTATTGAAGTTTTGAAAACGCTGAGTGTTGATGTCGCGCTCGTCATTGGCTCTTGTTAAATCTTCAATCGCAATTTGCGTGATAGAGTCTTGCAACGATCTCGCTGAATCTCTTTCGACTCTTCCTTTTGAGGCTTCGATAGCCCTTGCGTTACCACTTAAGCCCGCCGCTGCAAGTGAACCGGCTGCGCTTCTAACATCGTCATTACGCCTTTGCATGTTCTGACTTGTGGCAAGCTCTGTTAATAATTGCCGTCTCTGAGGATCAAAACCTACGTCAATGCCTTTGGAACGGTTTGACAGGATTTCGTATAGCTGTTTTTCTGTCGGTCGGAGAAATTCAGGCTGCGGAGGTCTTACACCACCATAAGGCTGAAACTGGAAACCGCCAAGCGCATCTGCGGAAGCGTTATTTTTTTTCTTTTTAACGGTTCCGGTGACCCACCATAGCGGGTCTTTTGCTCCTTTTAGCGGATTTGGGGTAAATTGACGCGCCATATTCTCTCCTTATGAAACCTGTGTAAGTGCTACTTTGAATTTTTTAGTGTCTGTAAATAAATATAAATAATGAGTTCCCGACTCTTCGACAATTTCAACGTCATTTAAATTTTGAAGCCCGAAAGATTTTTCAATTTCTTTTAACTGTTCTTCAGGGTTAATTCCGGGTCTGAATCTAAAGGTCATATTTTGTCCAAGGCGTATTTCAAAGATTTTAATTCTTCATCATCAATTTTTAATTTAGTTAGAACCGCTTCTTTTTTTTGAATCTTTTCATTTTCTTTTTGAATATCTACGGCTTTTTTAACGGTATCGATTTCAATTCGTCCATTTGACCATTTCCAATATTTTCGGTCGGCTCTTGAAGCCGGTAAGTCTCTTTCGGTGATCCTGTGAATGGGATAACCGCTAAAGCCGACCTGCTCTAATGTCTTTTCTAAAGACTTCCCGCCGCCTAAGTAATAATGAATCGCTAAGCTCCCATCCGGCTTTTCGACGGCAAAGATTTCATCCGCGAAAGAAGGGAAAACAAAACTAAGAATGACTAAATAAATTGCAACGATTAAAATAAGGGTTTTATTCATATTATTCCGTCCTATTTCCGACCGCTAAAACGTGGATGTTTGCACAATCCGCTGCGGAGTCTGCATTATTAGCAGTTGTAATAAATTGAAGAGTTCCGACGCCTGAAGTAAAGGTTCTAGCATTTCCACCACTCCCGCCGCCCTGGTCGCATTCGATACTTACTGCGTAATTTGTGGTCTGAAAGTCATTATTCCAGCCAACGGTGTAATCTCCTGTCCCATTATCTGTGAGAAGCGAGACGTTATATCTTCCAGTAATGGAGTTATTAATCGCGGACGCTGAACCATCAAAACGCACCATTCCAGAAATTAACTCTTCTTGTCTGATTGCATGGGTTGAAACGATATCCGTTGAAGTAAAAAGAGAGTTGGCATCCGTTCGTATCGAGCCTATTTTTCTCGCTGTGGTTACTCCGGTCGGTGTGCCGTTTGTTGTGGAATAGCTAATAGAATAAGTGGCTACGTCTGCTTGATCGGCTACGGCGTAGACGTGATAATTTGTATTTGCCGCGATTGAGGACGTATCAAGTCCAGAAGTCCCGTCGGCCGGGTTGTCGTTTCCAGTGGTTACGGTAATATCCGTAGAAACTCTTCTGTATTCTCCACCAATATAAGCAGCACCAGACAAGACTTTAAAAGTCGTATGAGTGTCCCAAGAAACGGTTAAGCCTGAGACATAACCAACGGGATTATTTCCCGCCAAGGAATAAGGCCTGTTCTGACGACCGTATTTTAAAAGATCATCTAAGGTTGCCCCGGTCGAGTCATCTTTAATATTTGAAAATGGCCCATCAGCACATGAAGTGGTTCTTAAATCTGAAACAGTATTAATCGTTGTGGCATCTGTTGAAACTCTCGCAATTCGGATTGCATTAGACGCAACCGAAGGAGTCGCCGCGCCAATCGTGACCGCTGAATATTGAAAGTCACAATTTTGGTCAATGTCTACATAAGTCCAGCGGGAGGCTGTATAGGTTTTAGAAGTGGCAGAGGTCTTTTCGCAACGGTAGCCTTTCGGATACGCTGTCCCAGCTGAAATGTTACTGGTAAGGCTCGCGGAAGTCGCTGGAATAAGACCTGTATAAACATACTCGCAAGCCGCGCCCTCGGCGGTTCTTGTGATCGGACTGACTGCGGTTGAAAAATCGCCGGAAGCTAAAGTGCCATCGACAATATTTGCACTCGAAATGCTATTGATACCGCCCGTTAAAGACTTGGAAAAATTCGCGTTTAGTCTGGTATGAAAATCGCTCGAATATTGGTCATTGGCGACAAACGTATTATCGTAAGACGTAACCGCCGCAAATAAATGATAGTTTTTGACTATCAATGACATGATAAGGATAGTAATGAATAGACTAATTCGCGTAAATTTGTGCTTTATGGTTGACATGTAAGTCCTTTGATTTGTAGTTGTAGCCTTCAATGGCGAGTCTTTGAGCTAATACGTCATTAATGATTTCGATTTGTAGAGAAGTGCCTTGCCCTCTCATGCCAGGAAACTCGATATGATGATAAAGTTCTGGTGAGCCTAAAACTCTATTTTCATAAACGTTATAGTCCCCTTGAGTTAAAACGGTCGTATCGAGTGCAAGATTTTCGGCGTAGTTTCCGTAAGAAAAATAAAGTCTTAAACGCGGTTGAAAAAAGGAGCGCGGTCTAAAATAAATATGAATCGATTCGTATAATTTCGTGATATCAAAGCTTCCTTCATTGTGAACCATCGACTTAAACTGAGCCTGTAATAAAGAGCCGTCAATTCCGTTAATACTTTTTAAAGTAGACCCACCTTCCATGTAGACAAATCCGTCGGATTGGTCGCCCATTAAAAATTGTTTACTGTACTGACGGTTGTTTAAGACAGCGGAAGAATAAAAGGCTATGTCATGCGGCCCGTAAATCGCCGGCGTTCCATCTTCTTTATTAGATAAAGTGTCTAGGTCGACCGAGATATCATTTAATTCCGAGAAGCCATCGGCCCAGGAAATTGTATAAAGATCGGAATGAAGTTCCGCACAAGCGTTTCGGAGCTTATTTTTATTCGCTCGGTCAAAAAGTGGGCTAATGTCATCCGTAAGGAGGCGGGACGTTGACCCATTAAAAGCATAAATTCCTAATTGATGTTTCGGGGACTCTCCAAAGTACCAGATTTCACTTCCCACTTTTTTAATAGTGTTCGGCGCTACACATCCGATGGTGGTGGGGGCTTCTTCTAATTTCCAGTTTTCTTCATTTCCTTGGATGTAATAAATCCAAACAGAGTACGTGCAGAAAATGACGATCTTTCCATAGAGGACTTCAGCGCCTTCGACCTTTTCACCGTCTTTTAATTTAAGTCGGTCAACGTTAAGAGCGTCCCATATTTCAGGCTCGGAAGCGTCACACCATGAAATTTGGCCAAAAATCGCATCTTCTGAAATTCCGAATAATCGATCGACTTCTTTCACATATAAAATCTGTCTAAAAGAACCGGCTGCGGTATCGTTTGCGCCAACATCTTCAATAATCGCTCCGCCAGAATATTTTTTTAATCCGTCTTTAGTCGAAGCTATGTACAAAATGCCGTGACGAATTGCCGACGAAAAAATACTGTTAGAACTTAAACCAGACCTTAAAATATCGAATTCATTTGTTTGTTCATTCTTTTTATAAATCGTTTTTCCAGAAGCAATGAGTAAAGCATAATCATCCGTCTGATCATTGTAATAAGGCATCAAGGCTGTTATAGGGTCTGAGCCTAAAGAGGTGCTTTGAAATTTCTTAGTCCCTAAGATAGATTCGATCACTTCATCGTTCACCCTTAAATTCCGTAAAGACACACATTGCTTTCTGGTCATCATGTCTTTATGCCAGGGGGGAAGCCTTAAATTAATCCCGCCTACAGGGGTATAGATTTCTTTCATTAGCTGAGTCTCGTAGTGGTTCCTGCATCGTTTCTAAAATAAACGTGGTTATCTGTTGAGGCCCATACCACGCCAAAACTTGCGATTACAGAAGGGGCTTCTGCCCGTTCCGGTAAATAAAGATTTCTTGAGAATGTGCTTCTCCAAAAAACAGAACTAGAACCTATTGCGTGACTATCGGAAGAGGTCGCAATAATGTCCTGAGAGGCTATAAATTTGGAACTAGGAGCAGGGACAGGCCATGCAAAAACGGAGGCTACAAAAGAGTAAAATAAAATAAGAGCAATTAAGATTCGCATACTGTCCTTTCGTTATCTAACGCAAGCGCATGGACTAAGGCGATTGAAAAAAGAGAGATACCCGCCAAGCGGCCAAGATGAAATGGGAAATGGAAAAAGGAAACGATTGAAAGACCCAAAAAAGAGGCAAAGGCGTATCGGAATTGAACGTCTTTGACGCAACGCCTTAAATCTTGGAAACGCTCTTTAAACCATCTCCAAAAAAAGAAAACTCCGACAATTCCAAGCTCAAAAAGTAACTGAATATATTCGTTATGCGCCCAAATCCAGACTAAGGGCGAATCATTAGTCGCTTGCGCCGATTGCGGACTCCATCGGGCAAAGCTTCCAATCCCTAGCCCATAAAAAGGACTTCTAGGAAGGACGGCTTGCAAAGACTTAAACCAAATCTTCAAACGATAATCAAACGTGCCGCCCGGCATGTCGTAATTGACGATATAGAAAAGACCGGCTGCCGCTAAAAGAGCAAAGAGGACGAAAAATACTTTTTTATTTAATTGGTGATAAAGTAAAAAACCCATCGAAACGACAAAGGCTAAGACCGCAGCGGAGGCACTTCCCCAAAATAATAAAGGGAGTACGGTGACGATTAAAACCGGATGAATCATCATCAAAAGAGGGCCTGTAATTGCCGCCAGTGTGCCTAAATGAGCTTCAAGCCTCATTAACCCTACAGGCCGAGGGAATCCGACGACCGTATCCGAGGTATGACGGAACAAGGGGTCAACATTAAAAATTTGGCCTATCGAAAATAAAATATTTCCCGCAATCACGGCCAAGATCGCCAAGGAAACGACTTTTAAATAGCGTCGGTCAAAATGTTCAACAATCATTTTGTAAAAAACCAGTCCTAAGAAAATATTTAAGATCGCGCGTCTTTGCTGAAGGTCAAAAGAGATAAAAGAGCTAATGCCTAAGACGTATAAAAAGAATCCGGCAAAAGTCTTTAAAGTCGCCGTCCGTTCAGGCTTCATAAATAAAGAAACTCCAAATAAAGCCATGATGCCGTACCGAATAAAAAGCTCTTGGATGTTATAGAAATTTTCCATCGCTTGCGGGACGGACATATTCGGAGGGTTCGGAAGATAAAAGAAAGTAGACACTGCCAAAAATGCCCCTAATAAATAATGAAAAATGTCTTTAGAAGTCGTCATCAGACACATCAAACATATTTGGAAGATTGTTACTTTTTTGTCTCAAAGAAATAGACTCTGTTTCTTGGGAAACTTCCCAGTTATCAAAATTATTGTCATTGGCGTATAAATCATTCTTCCAGTTATCCCGGCGTCGAATGACTTCTAAAGAAACTTCTTTCTCATGCCATTCGGTCATTAGTTTTATATAAAGTTCTAAAGCTAAAAACGGATGCCACTGACTCGGAAAAAGAGGAGAATCGGTATTCCGGTATAAATAAGGGTGTCTGATTAAGGCTTCGTATTCTAAATTTTCTGCTGCCGAGGGAATCGGATACATTTTCACGGTAAAAAAATCCGCTTCTGTTTCACCTGGGTCTAAAATAACATTCGTAATAATTCCACCGTTAGAAGTAGCAGTCACTGAACCATACGTTTTATCTGACTTTGAAATTCTCGTAATCGTTGCAAAAGTGAGCGTCGTAGAAACAGAGGTTGCGCCGTTTAATTGGACTTCTTCTTCGTGGAAAGCGCCTGTCGTTAAAAATCCAGAGACTAATGCCTTTTGTTGTACGTCCCCAATCGCAAAAGAAGCCGTTGCGTTGGTTGTGCCTTCATAGGGTGCATGAATATAAAAAACAGACGATGATTCAATCTGTGTAATTTTGTAACGCTTCGCATCGGTTCCCACTCTGAACCAACGTCCCAACATGTCTAAAGTGACCGAGCCGGTTGTAATCGCTACTCTCATTGAACCGTAAATGACAGAGACAGTTCCGGTTGTGTAGTTCGTTAAAGAAGACACGAAAGAAATGGTTGAAGCAGCGGAAACTTGTGTTTGAAAGCCTCTTAACTCTCCGTCTCTGAATTGATAAGGAGTTCCGCTTTCTAAGTCGTAAGCATGGGATTTATAGAATTCGTGTGAGGGTTTAAAATGTAATTTTCTCGCCGGATTTGACCCGCGCATCGTGTGAGGTACAATGTCTTTCCAGCTTGCAACGTATTTACTTAAAGCGTATTCTTCAATGCCTGACCCTACCGGAAGAATAAAAACACCTTTTCTAAAAGACCATTTTTTTGATTCATAATGCTCTTGAATAATTTCATCGAGCATTTGAACGGCCATTTCGCGCATGGCAAAATCACCGACCGGAAGCTTTGCTCTCTCTAAACCTTTTGTGACTATGTTTCCTATATTCATGGTTCCTTTAAAAAAAGGCGGGGATTTTTAGGCCCCCGCCCTTTAATTAGATTACGTTGATATACGCATCAATCGTCGCCCGAGCAGCCGTTGAGTTTTGCAAAGCAAAACCAATCGGATCACCCGAGGATGTATTTGTTGCGCCCATAGCAGGAATTGTGGTTCCCGCGTGTCCTTCGCTCGCGCTAGTAAAGACGCGGTCGCCGGTCGCTGTAACTCCATGCACGTTCAACTTTCCTTTTCCTTTCACAAGAATTAAACCTGTATCGCCTGTAGCAATTATGCTTTGGGCAACACCGGCAACTCTGTGAGCATCAAGGGAAGCCGTTGTAAGAACAACCTGATACGCATTCGTATCTGCGGAATCAGTCGTAATGTCGTACATAAGAACCGCACCAGCGGATACGACGTTCGTTTCTGCCGAAGATACTTTTACTTCAGTCCAGCACTCATCACTGTTACCCGCCTGACCGGATTTGCAAAGCAAAGCATGGGCAGGATTGGCAACGCTAAGGAGTGCGAACACAACAAAAAGACTAAAAATAATCTTTTTCATGGTTTTCTCCTTAACCTGTGATGTTCGTTGCGACGCCCTGTAAATACGGGGCATCGGTGGCAAGTTCGCCAGCCGTCAAAACCTTCGCAACAATAAAATCTTGGTCTGCCGGTTCGATGAACTTACCTAGTTTGAAGTTACGATCTTTAGAAATAAGAAGGAAAATACCGCCGTCACTCTTAGGCTTCGCAATGCGGAGCATGTACAAGTGAGAGGCCGGGCATTTTGCCGACATGGTGACAGGAGCATTCATAAACGCGACAACATCAAATCCAGCGTTTGCAAGCTTCTTTGAATTCTCCGGAATAAACCGTTCATTAGACGTCAATGAAAGGTTATAAAGAACCCAAATGGCCTGTGTCGTGGAAATGAAATTCGGTTTGCGAATTCCTTGAACGCAAGAGGCGTATAAATTGGTGAGTACGCTGCGTCCATTCTGCGAGGTGTTGAAAGCTGTAACGGCGGTTGTATTCGCTTGGTTACGAAGCTGCGTGTTTGTAGCGCGAGACTGACCACCAATAGTGCCGGTGGACGGATCATCAGCCACAAGAGCACGTAAACCGTTCCAATCCTTAGACTGGTTACCAGTCGCATCACCGAAAAGCATTTCTTCGAATTTATTAATAGTCGTTGTTTCAGCTTGCGCAAAACGACCTTCATAAACGGAAGCCGCTTCCTCTTCTCCGGCGTTTTGAATTTCTTCAAGGCCATCGATTCGGACGGTTGAATAGAACTGTTTCCAGTTATACGTTAATTTAATCAAACCACCCGGACGGGAGATATTCAAAATATCATCGCCCTGGTAGCTTCCCGCGTTGCCATCATCAGAAATAACAGGAAAACTGAGTTCAGTACCGCCGCCGATCAACTGCATTCCACCTTCTTCTTTGAAACGCATCATCAGAGGGGTTTTTACACTCAGGTTGTCTTGCCATTTCTTTTCGATTCTCGCGCGGGTTGAAGCATTGACCGCTGTCAAATCAAATGCTGTCATGACGCACATGCGAAGCACTGATTTAACTAATAGGTTGAAAAGAAACATGATTTAACCCTTATCTATTTAGAAAAATTTCTGCATACCCTTTTTTATCTTCAGGAATTAGGGGAGCCTTTGAATTGATCTTCGGAGCCGGTTTCGTTTTTAAAGTCTCGGCGTTTTGAACAACTTGAGATGCTATCCGTTGTCCCTGCTGGTCAATCGTTGCGTGGCGGTAGGCTTCATCAAGGATTTTATTTGCATCCCAGTCCGGGTGCTTTTGTTTGATGCTCGGGATGAAATAAGCCATCTCAGCATCTATTTCCTCGGTTACGTCTACATTGGCCTTCGATTTTTTGTCGGCCTTCCATGACTCGAAAACTTTTTGGGCCTCACTAACGCCTCTTTCCTGTTCTCTCTCTTCAAAAGAGGTGGAGAAATGGTCAAGCTTAGACTCAAGCTCTTGAATCTTCGCTTCGAGGGTTTGAACATAAACGTCCTGGGGCTGTTTTGGAGTCTGGTTATCACCCGCAAAGATTTCTCTCAGGTTCTTTCCGGCTAAAACCGCATCGATTGCTGCCTTAACGTCGGGGCTTTTAAAATACTGCTGATAAAGTTTCCCAAGATTAGCTAGTTCCTGAGACTGTGGCAGTTTTCCAAAAGCTTGCTCAAAAGATTTTCTTTGCTGTGCTATTTCCTGAGTCTTTTGTGTGTAATCCTTCTGTCGCAAATAACCTTTTTGCCATTCTTCAATTTCGGACAACTTCGCTTTAAGACCTTCACGCAAAACTATCTCGGGGTCTGTCGTCTCTAATTGCTGATCGGTTTCGGGTTCTTGGACTTCGGGCTGCACACTGGAATCATCTTGAGGCGTGACACCTTCGCCCTTGAGTATGTCCCCATAACCGGAATCAGCTTCTACCGTCGTAGTCTCTGGTGTTCCTGTTTCTGGTTCTATGTCCTCTGACATTTCGTTTCCTTTTCTTGGTGGACTGCCGTTCATTCACGGCTTGGTCTGTTTAATAAAAAAGCCCAGTCAAGATTATTAGTCTTAACTGGGCTGATTGAGCGTCTACCACAACTTATTAAAGCTAGCGTGGCCGAAAGACGCTGAATGAGTCTGTATTACTTATTTTTTAAAAGTGTTTCTAAAACTCTCTTTTCAAAACCTGGAAAATATTTCTCAAAAGTTTTTATAATGCCTAAGACATGGGTTAAAGCTTCACGCATTTAGCGGCCTTTTTGCAAAACAATCGCCGTTAATTGCGTAAACATCCCACCCTTCTTTTCCTAAGTCGTTTAAAGCATCAACAAGGGCATATTCTTTTCCTTTGCCACCGTAAGCATCGGGATTTTGTTTAATCTTTTCTTCGATAATCCGATCAAAAATCACTAGACGATATTCATATTGAATTAATTCGTCGTCTTTCATAATTCAGGCACTACGATTCTGGACTCTTCAGACGGTTGAAGCTGCGTTAACAAAACCGCTTTTCCAGCTTCCAAAAGTCCCAAAGTGGTAATCTGGTTTTTAGACGTTGTTTGAATGCCTATATTCCCGTCTTCTTGTAAAAAAACGGTAACTGCAATTTTAAATTTCATATTCCGTCCGATCCGATAGGCACAAGTCCTAATTTTTTTGCTGATTCTTTCATATCCCGTTTACTGGTCACATAACCGCCAATGCCTAAATTAAAATGCTCTTCAAAGTCTCTTAGTTTCGTCACCCCTGTAGACTTTAAACATGGTTTGCAATCTTTGGTCGGTTCGCCTTTTCTTATGGTGACGTTTCCGTGTTCGCAAATGCGAAACCAAACATCACCCTTTCCCCATCGTCTGAGGTTTTTAATATCTACCATTCTTTGTCCGCGCTGTTGATTGGTCGCCATCTTCTGAAACTCTTTTTTTCCTACTTTTTGAATAATTTCTTCTGCGGGAATCATACTTGATTGGCCCTCGCAAACTCCGCAGCGGCGGGAGGTTCGGCCCCAGTTATCGTTTCAGGAGTCGGGACTGGTTCGCCAGGGATAGGCATCATGGCTCCAATAGGTAAATCGACAATTGCCTGTTCCCCATTTTTTACTCCAAACGTGTCTAAAACTTTCGGAAGGAAGAAAAGAGGGTCGACTGTCTTTCCGATTCGGTTTAGAGAAGGCTCAAAGACTTGTAATAGACCCATCATGTCCATAAACTGCTTACGGTGAACTTCACGGTTCGGCGCTTGCATGGACATGACGTCAATATTTACTTCAAAGTTCGTGGAAAATTTTGTCTTGTCGGCGGGCCTTGAAAATTCTTTTCCGTTTGCGTCTTTACCTTTTACAATCGTGGTTCCGACTAAATTTTGAACATAAAGACCGGCTAAATCACGGACTAAATCAATGAAAAATTCCCGAATATCATCGATTCTTGAATCAATATCAATGTTTTCCCCGCCCTGAATGATCGAAGCTTCAGTAGCCGTTTTCTTTTGGCTGGCATCTCCCAAAAAGACCGCAGAACGTGGGGCAATACGATTTAAAATATTCTCGGAGTAAGTTAAAAACTCTTGATTGTTCGGGTTAATGGTCGGATGCTCTAAGGGCTGAATGATGTTTGCTAAAGGAACACCAGCTGTTTTAGGCTTAATGCCGACATATTCAAGGTCATCATTTGATTTTAATTTTTGGACGTCTTGTGTCGTTACGTGATTTGTATCAACAATCCATTTCGGATTGGATTTTTTTACGTGTCGGCAAAGCCTGACCCAGTAATCATCAATCGCTCTAAACTGAGATTCAGAAAGCCACGCATCCCCACAAGGATACGAAATATCATCATCTAACGGGTTGTGATGAAGGAACTTGATCGGATAGCCTTCTTGCCCTTTTTCAAATTCTTCATGCTTCAAAGGCCCGTCTTTTACTTCTTCACTAAGAACTAAGAGTTTATATGTATCCCCTGAAAATTCCGGCTTGGTAAAAATGTAGTGGAGCCTTGCGTATAAAACGTCTGCTTCTTGGGACTTTTTAGCGACTCTTTTTTCTTGATCGGATACAGACTGATAGGGTTTTCCCTTAATCTGCATCCTCAAAACTTGATCGAAAGAATTATCATTTCTCACATCTTCAGCCGGGATTAAAAGATCAAACGCAATAAAAGGCGATTCTTCATATTCATCAAAATCAAAACCTCTTGGAATGCGGACTAGATCGGGCCTTACACGCTTCACACATGGCTTATTCTTCGTAGCGACTCTTTTTAGAATCGGTGTTCCGTCCGGCTTGAGCATGGGCTGGCCCATATCATCAAGTAACGGTTCCTGTGTCTCGTAATCTTCGTATTCGTAATCGACGTATCTTGCCCCAAAGCCTCCTAAAAAAGCGTCCCAAATAACGCGTTTCACAACTTTCTTAACTCTTTTGTCTTTTAGGAATTCGTTTATTTTTACTTCGGTATTTTCTACCGCTTCGCGCTCTTCATCATTTCTTGCGGTTAAATTTACATCCGGGTTTTTAAAGATAACCGAGTTCACATAAGAATTCCCGATTGCATAGAGAAGATTGACCGACTCATGAGAAGGTCTGCCGCCTTTTGCGGTCACAATACTTAATTCCGATCGTAGCCTTTTACGGGCTAAATCGTAGCGCGGTTTAAATTCGTCTTTCATGTACTGCTCGGCGGACTTAATGCGCGTAAACCACTTATCGATATCTAATTTTTGCTCGGGTGCTTCGGGTGTTTCGTTCATTCGTCCTCTTGCATGGATTGGCGTTCTTCCATGAGTTCAAAGTCTCTAACTGAAAAGCGTTTAATAGGCGGCGGTAAGACTTCCGTCAAAGACGGCCTCGACATAACTAAATATCTAAGCGCGTCACAAGCGTGGTCATTTTTCTTAATGGGTTCTTCAGGATTGTTTCTCTGTTGGCCCGGCTTTAACTGCTTCCATTTATAGCCGTCAATTTCTTCTTTTGCTTTTTGACAGGTCTTAAAAATGAATAGTTTCTTCGCTTTAAAATATTCGTTAACGCGGTTAAGCCCTGCTAAAACGGAGTTATTCGCGGGTCTGAAGCTAATGCCATAATCTTGATATTCATCAATGACCGAAAAGATAGTTCCGTTTTTCTGGTTTGTTTTGTTCTTGCAGCTTGGGTCTATCAGCCAATCAGAGACATTGGAATTATTCCGTTTGTTGATTTCTGAGGCGTGATAAGACACAAGCTGACCAGCTTCATAATGTTCATCGTATATATAAATATTTCCGTCATGGTCAACGGCTCCCCACAAAACGGCCGTCGGATTCGTGTAACCATGATCCAAAGATACTATGCGGTTCCAGCCTTCGGGGATGTCAAAGGGGTTGATGAAATGGACGGACTCTTTAAATTCATCAAAGATAGCCCCTTCCATGTCCGCGTCACTTCCGTATAAATAACGCTCTTGAAGTTTTTGGGGATACATCATGAGTCCCGGGATGTAATCCGGAGGAAGGTTCTTCTCATTATCAAAAGTATTGGTAAGGATCAAACGTCTTGCAGCTTTAATCGGGCTGTCCTCTTTATTGAATAATTTATAAATCCAGTTTTTTCCGTCATAGTTACACTCAAGCCTTAACTGTCTTGTGCCTTGCTTTCTTCTCAACCGTCCTTTAACAAACCAAAAATCCTGTTCCGACATTTCTTCGGCCTGAACCATCAAGGCCCCACCTAAATTTGCGTTCTTCAAAGCGTTTATGTCGTCCCCATGACCAAAGAGCAAAATCGAACCGTTTTCGTATCTAACTTCGTTTCCAATTACCGGGCGGCCTATCCAGTCGTTCCAGTCTCTAAGAGTCGAATTCTTTAAATCGATGTATTCTTTTCTTAGAATCAAGTACAAATTCCCAGGATGTTCTTCACATTCTTTATTCGCTGATAAAAGAGCCGCGATACTTTTCCCGCAACCAAAGGTTCCCTTGATACAGACAAACTCTTCAGTGGCGAAAATATATTCATCTTGCTTTTTGTTCAGGTAAATCGGGGGCAGCTCTAAAGATAACTCTGACCGGATGCTCGACATTCCCTCTCAACTCCATAACATCAGGCTCGGACTTGTCATAAATCTTTTCCCAAATCCTAACCTTCGTTGACTCTTTTAAAGTGTTGAAATGCTTATAGGCCCATTCGAGGATTTTCCTTTTCCCCTGCTTCTCGGCACTCGAAAGATTGCTTCCCATAGCTCAATTCCTTAAATTGTTGATTCGTAAATATTTATATAATTCTAGTTAGATCGCGTAAAAGACTAAACAATCGCCTTTAGGACTGATTCGGTCACACTTTTGCTTTGTGGCGCAACCAGCTAAAAAGATAAAGGCGATTAAAACAACGATTCTCATCGGTGATATCTCCAATCCAGAAACTTCCTAAAAAACTGAACCGCTGAAAAAACTAAAACTAGAAATTGCCCCTTCCCTATTTCAAGCGGATGGACTCCCACTTCATGCGGAAATAAAACAATATTGGCTTTAGATAAAAGGATAACAAGAGGATCGAAAAGCAAAGCAAGACCAAAAAGACATAAATACACGACCAAATCCTCGAATAGAAAGCGTTTCGGGTCACTCCACCTTTTAAATTCTTTTGCCTCTTCCCGGACAGCATCAAAGATTTCATTCATTTTTAAGTTCCTCGTTATAGTGTTCATGGCAATAAAAGACGTTTTTTATCATCCAGGCTATTTTCCGCATTTCCTTTTCGCACTTCACACAAAAGGCTTTGTTGTTTGTTTTGGTGTTGTTCATTAGAAAAACTTTCCCAACAAATTGATAATGCCTAGTGCTTTGTGGTTTTCGCTTAGATGCTCTAGTTTTAGGAGCTTTTTTAGCTTTAGCCTTGCCTTTCTTCTTAGGCATCGTAAGTCCTTTAATAACGGGCTTTTAGACGGATCGCTCATAAAAAGAAAAAGCCAGTTAAAGAGCAGACGCCCTTTAAACTGGCTTTGCGTTGTTTTCCACTATTGGGGGATAGTGAAAGAATAAATTGTTCTCCGCTGTTAGCCTGATACCCCCATATCAGACGTTTTTTCCGGGTCTGTCCCGGATAAATTTAGGCATATTTTATCATTTTTCCGAATCCTCGCTAGTCTATTCGGTGAGTTATATTTTGGGTCTGTCAATATTTCTTTCATTTCTGGATATTTTGAAAGTTCTTTTCGGAGAGATTGGCGGATAGTTTCGGGGCTAATGTTGATTTTGGCGAGTTCGACCCAATATTCAAACTCCCAAGAGAAAATAAATTCTAAAGCGTCTTTTTTAACTCTTACAGCCTTTTTTTTGTGATAACAATATTCGTACTTTAATCTGGCCTCCAAAACGGCGTTATAAACCATAGCCGCTACAATGTTTTGATATGGGTCGGCATATAAATTATTAACAACTAAATATCCGTCTTTTACGTTTCCTTCAGCTTTGGACTCAGGCTCAGACATTACCCCTCAATTTGCAATTTTTCACTTCCCACCTTCGAGCGCGGCTTTAATTATTGATCTCAATTTATCTTTCGCTGTCGTATAAAGCTGTCGGTTTATCTGCTCCAACGCTTCTTTCAGCGCGGCATTTTCTTTCCTCAATCTGTCTGCTTCGTCAGCTTCTACTTGTGCGCCTTGTTTGAAATCAGCAAGTTCATCCATCAGGCGGCGAATCTCTGCGTCTTTGGTGTCGAGGGCAGATACCATTGCAGCATCTATTGCGAAAAGACAATATTTACAAGTATAGTGTTGCTCTAATTTATGAACAGAAGTTTCACACTTAGTTTGAACAATAGAGCGCACAATCCTCTCATTCTCACTCATCTATTTCTCTCCTCGGCCTTTCTCCTTCGCGGCGGCCTTCAACTTGTCTAACTTATTCTGATAAAACCGAATCGTTTCATGCAGACCCTGAATATAATCAATAAGAAATTCTTTTGAACTCATATGCACAATCATAGAAGGAACGCTGGAAAATTCATGGTGTCTGTTAGTTTCGTGTCCGAAGAATTTACAAAAGGCACAATAAGGCCATTTCGTCACCCTCTTAGCCATTTGCGCCTCTCTGATCATGTTCCGAACAATCTTGGCCAGATGATTGATCTTTACAGTTGCAGTATCTTCTTTCGCTAACACACAGGTCACATTTTGGATTATAAACAGGGTGATTATGACAGGTCATTTTGCGCCTCTGATTGCGGCGGACACATCTGAACAATACACCCAATATTTATTTCCATCTTTGTCTTCGCTGTAATGCTCCAAGCTTTTCTCTGCAATCTTCGCGGCATCTTCTTTTCCTTGGGCGTAGGCTTTTTCTAGACCAGCAATTATTTCATTTAAACAATAATCATCTTCGATTTCGTATCCGTAATCATTCAAAGCCTTGCGTAAATGATGTTGAATCACAATTGCTTCTTTTTGTGGCTCAAACTTCGGCGCGGTCATGAAATTTTCTTTCCGCAATGAGGACAATTTAAATCTTCGATTGTTGTTTTCTCTGCAATGATAGCTTTAATCTCTTCATCATTTTTAGGAAGAATCATCCAGCCAGCACAATAGTCGTTTGAATGATCACTCCAAATATCTGAGGCTTTTTCTAGCGTAATATTCAGCCCCATTTTTTCGGCTAACCTTTTTATTCTGACGCAATCTTCTGGATAATCATCAACTCTGCTCATTTCTCTCCTTTTGTGCCGTTAAACTTCATAGTAAAGGGGTATTCCTTTTCCGTTTTTTCCGCCGTAAATAAATTCCAACGGCTCAGTTGGCTTAAGGTCGTAATCGTTACTGACAATCGGCTGAAACACCGCCCAAAGAATCCTTTCCCGAAGTTCTTTAATCTCGATTGTTTTTGTAAACTCTTTCCGATCAATCAGAATCGCTTTCATCCAAACACCCGCTTGAGCCAGGAGGGAGGACGGCGTTCAAAGTCTTGGCAATCACCGTTGCCGTTTTTAGCAGTCTTTCTATCGCGCCAAAAATAAGCGGTTCCTGTGAATTCGTTTCGGTAATCACACCATTCGAAATCGTCGTCTAGCTTCCACTTACAATCCTTACAGTAAACCTTCTCGGTCATAGAGATCGAAGCCGTTCTTTAAGATAATCCGCATCCATCGAAGCCCCCATGCAAGCATCGATCACCCGGCAGACTTCTTCGATTGCGACAGAGGCAATCTCTTCACATGTTTCATCGTTTAAATACTGACAATGAGTTTTGCTATTCTTTAAGATCGTCGCCAACCTCTTCCGCTTCTCAGCCGGACGCTTTGCGCCACACTTCTCACAATAATTTACTTCAAGCGGAACATATCCAATGCCGCCATGAACTTTTTTTACATAATGGAATTTTCCAACAAAATCAGGATCAAAAGAAATATGCTCACAAGGCCATTCCCTCACGCCTTCCTCCTTCGCTTCCTGGGGCTTATTTCTTAGAGATTGCGGGTGCGGCATATGAATGGAGCAAAAAACTTTCTCGCTACAAAAACAATGCATTGGCTTCTTCTCTTCATTCGGAGCATCCTTTGCTTGCCAGCCAACAATAAAGGATTCGCCGCAAACATCGCAGAAACAAACATTGTGAATAGGCGGATATTTTGAAGTGTGATAACAGTCTTTTCTTTCATGCATCTTCTCTCTCATTTTGCTCTCCTGCGTCTTTGTTTTCGGAAGTAGTAATAAATAATTCTTTCCGCTAAAGCTAATGAGCATTGGTGATTCACAACATCATTGAGGACGCGATAAACAGTTTTGCCTTTGTAGCGCTTAATGAAAACTTCAATCATCTTGTCGGCCTCGCTCATCTCGCTCTCCCTTTCAGCTCTCCGGTTTTGCCGGATAACTCAGTGCGTGCATTATTTGCACTTTGCTTTGCCTTTTTCATATGCCTCTTTTACAAGACCCTGCACATCTTGGAGGAAACAGTACACAAGATTAGAAACTTTTCTTTCAAGCTCTTGCCTGATCGCTTCCTCTTTCTTTATTTCCTTCAGCGGCGCACCGTGACCGCAACGGGGGCAGGGGGATTTCATAGCTCAAACTTCCGCGCTAATCTGTAAGCATACTGAACCGTTGCGCCAATCAGTTCTGCATTTTCAGTTAGATTTTTATTCTTGTCCCACTTCTTCAGCTTCTCGATCGTTTTTTTCCCGTGTTGGCTCTTCGCTAAAAATATTTTGATCGCTTCTTTTTCCTTCATGCTTGACACCTCTTTTTTTGAATCATATGATTTAACGCGCTTAAGGGCGCCTTCTCTCTCTTCGCTCCATGGACGCACCCCATTCTTGACGCTGGATGGTTCTTACGTCCAAAAGGAGGTGACTGCGGTGGATCGTAATCCCCCCAGCCCGAAACCTGTACTAATTCTTGGCGCATGGTATCGGAAGGAAGGATGTATATTTGTCCCTCATAAGACTGATATTTAATCCTACCGGAAAATGAGAAAGGCGCCCTTAGCATATTTTCTTTCCTTCAGGCATAACGTACTGCATCATTTTCATAATGTTCCAAAGAAGCTTCTCAGGTTTAGGACGAAAGCGAATATTGATTTCAATGAGTCCCGCATTTCTTAATGCGATAAGAGTTTCGTTGCTCATATCAATCGGAATATTTATCAGCTTCTTTTTCTTCTTCACGCTCTCTCCTCCCATCCCTGGGGTTATTGGTGGCTGGAGCCGCCGCCTCAAGTTTGATTTCATCGGGGCCAACGCTTCCCGGCATACGTAGGCACTTCTTGTTGCACCCGGGCCGACTACTTAGAAACAATTTGGACTTACGCGGAGTGCCATTTTTACTCCAGCCATTTTCCTCTTCGCAATCCCAACTCGGCGGCAGGTTAAGTCTCGGTCAAGACATCGAATTAGAATACGTCTTATTCGCGCTCTTACCCCTAGCCACCCGATGGTCATTTCGGCGCTTATCTTTGAGGAATCCACTCCACCTTCAAAGATTCAGACTCGCAGTTAGTGGTTTCCTCCGCGACCCGCCACGCCGAGAGGGATTACAACTTTAATCCGCATCTAAGACAGCGGTTCTTTCCTCTTCTGTATCTTCTGTAACTTTCTTGCATCGCATAATTCAACACATGATTCAGACATTGATTTGCTTCGTATGTTTTTTTATTAATTAAATTAATCATTCCAGACGCTACGCTCTTATTAATTTTTATAGAGGTAAATATTTTTTTAAATTTATAAATCATGCAATTTTTTTAAACTGGTTTAAAAGCTTCCTGCCTCTGATAATTGACCCAAAATCTTTATTTAACGGAGTTCTTCGGGGCTTTCGTTCGATCCTTCGGGCTGAGAGTAAAGCAGCCTTTCTTGCATTGGCACTTCGGCGCATCCTTGCAGACTTATTAAAACGATCAATATCAACGCTAAGTGTTTCAAAGATTCTTTTATTAAATTCTCCTTTGTAAAAAACATAAATAAATCCATCCCCCTTTGTTTTTGTTTCTACTCGCATTCCGACGCGCTTTGCATTTTCGATAATCCTCATTCGCAGATTGTGAGGGCTTGGCGCATGGTCTATCCGATATCTAACTGCCTGACCTTTTTTGGAAAATAAAAGTGCTATTAAAATTCGTTTTGCTAGAGCAGTATTACCAAAAGGAATTTCGCAAGATTCGGGAATCATCTTCCGATCAACTCAATAACTACTTGGTGACAAAGATTACAAAATAATTTGTTATCCGCGACATGCCAGCCGGTACGGTTTAAAATGTGTCCAAAGACACAAGATTCTGGTTTTTGTATCTCGGGATTTCCTAACGATTTTTTAGATTGGTCGAATTTCAACGGCTTCTCCGGTAAATCACTAAATAAACATCATTGAATCGATCAATACCTAAAACTTCGTTACCGATTTCGTCTTGTATGTCTCTTAAAACAGAATCTAATTCGTAGAAAAAAGAAACCGTTTTCACGTAATAATCAAACTTTCTCAATTTGCACCTAAATAAGCTGCGCGTTGCTCTTTTAACTTAATAATAATTTGCTCTAAAGTGACTACATCCCAAACGAAAGGCTCTAGTTTTAAACAGACTTCTTCGGCTGCTAAAAACCATTCCGCGCCTTCACGTTGTTTTACAATCCGGTCGACTAAGCGATCATAACCAGAAGTCTTAAAGCTTTTCTTACAGTGACACTCCCGGCATAAAGTCGTGCCGTTGCGAACGTCAAAAAAGAGTTCTGAGGTTTTGCGGCTGAAACAGTGATCGACTTGCAAAACACTGGTTGAGGTGCAAATCACGCATTTGTTTCTGTCTCGTAATTTACACACCTCTTTCCAGAGGTTTTCTGCGGTTGTTTTGTACTGCTTCAAAAGAGATTTTTTCTTCCGTTTTTTGCGTTTAATCATTTGCCAAAAATCCTCTTTCGCTCTGCGTCGTTGTAGGCGTCGTTAAGGTCTAAATCCAAGGTTCCGCAGTATTCGCAGCGGCCCTCTCGGTCAAACTTACTTCTTCCGCATTCAGCGCATTGGTGAGTCATAGGGATTTCCCTTCTGCAAGTTTGCTGATTAGCTGGCCTAGTTCAGCGGGTGGAGGCGCAGCATTTTTTTTCCAGTTTTCGACGTCGTTTTGTGTAGGGCCTTGATCGGGTTTCCGCGCTTGAGGTAGAGCTTTGATTTCTTGGAGTTTTTCGAGGCTCTTGTTAAGCCAGTAGATTAAATAACGCTTTGTAACGTGGCGTGTTGGCTTATTAACTTTCAGCCAAATCTCTGCACGATTTACCTCTTGTTCGAGGTTTAAGCCGTTATAAACTCCGGTTTTTTTAAGCTCTTCTAAAAATTCTTTTTTTGTTTCGGTAGTAATAATATTTTTATTATTCTTTAATTCTTTAATTCTTAAATTCTTTATATAGTGTCCACTTGTTGTCCTGTTGATGTCCTCCCGTTGTCCTGCAAGCTGTCCTGTTGACGTTTCTGATCCTTGGTAACTATCCCAGTTTAATATAGTTATGAGGCTTTTTTTGTTGTCCGCTTCGATGTCCAAAATTTGATATTTACTTCTCAGTCGCTCCAAAGCGTTTCTAACTGTAGAACCAGGCCAGCTAGTCGCTTCTGATATTTGATACCGTCCGGTTGTAAGCTGACCGGCTTTCATAATGTGTTCTTTTCCGTTGATAAAAATTTTCTTTCCAGTTTCGGAGTCCCATTGAGCTTTAAGTAGGAAGTAAATAAAAATATGAAAGGCTGCGGGGTCTTGAAATACAGAGGATAGGGCCAGTTTTCGCCAAAGCTTAACAAATCCAGCTTCACTCATTAACCGCCCTTTCCTTGTTTGTCTCGGACATGTTTTTTAGAAAAAAACTTTCCTATTCGTCGTTAAAAGAATTAAGGCCGTATTTCTCATTAAAGGCAACCATTGACTCTTTGTGTTTTTGCCAATCGTCGTATATGTCCTGCTCTTCTAAAAAATCTTCCCAAGAAAGAAACTCTTCGCCGTCACAATATTTTTTAAATAAAAAATCAATAAAGACTAATTCCCATTCGGAAAAAGGCACTTCATCGGGCGCATTAAAATCGAGCCTTCTAGCAAAATCGACGATTGCCGTAGCGTGTCGCTGGTAGTCAATCTCTCCACCAGCGGCACACTCGACTAGCTCTAAAATCTTGTCTTGCGGACTCAAGCTAACTCCATTACTTCTAAATATCTTGAAACGGTTGATTTAATTTCAGGACTATTGAAGTTTTCAGAAACCCAAATCAAATATTCAAGGCCCTGTTTTTTTCCTGTAGCCGTTTCTTTTTGGAGAATGTCTTTTAAGCGAATGCCTTGATACTTTCCGGTAGGCATCACGTATTCACCGAGTTTTTCTGCCGAAATATTTTGCGGTTTCGTCTCTCCTTTTGGCTTGGCTTGAGGGACGGGTTCAACGGTCATTTCTTCTGATTTCATCTTTTCGTAAACCGATTTAGGAGCCTCTAAAACGCCTTGCATTTCTTCGGCAGGGGTCGGCTTGTAACCAGCCAAGACCACAACCCAAGCCAAGACGTTTCTTAAAGACTTGGCACACGCCCTTGTTTGAGCCATTGACCGCAACTGAAAAAGAGGCTTGCGACTCCAATTCGGTTCATCCGAAAGACACATTGCGTCCGCTGCGGAAATTTCTAATCCGGTATTGGTATTAATCACAACCGCATGAGACTCCCACCCCTTAACATCTCCGAATTCAATAAACCTTGAGTTTGTAACTTTGGCAGCTAAGCCGTAAAAACGTCCTACGGTTTGCCAATCCTCAAATTCAAGGTATTGTTCCCCGTTAAAAACGACGGGTTTTCTCTTACCACTAATGACACGCTGCAAAGCCTTTGCTGCTTCTTTTGCATCCGAAAGAATTTCTTCGGGTTTTCTGATTTGCGTTATTGTTTGATCGATAACCTGTATTTCTGTTTCTGGTTCCTGTTTCTGAATTGCGTTTTCCATCACTTCCCCCTTTTTAAATACCGAGGTCGGGACTAGATTAATCGACGTTTGCCCCTACCACGCCCCGCCGAAAAAGGTGTTCGTGGACTCCTCGGTAAAATCTATGCAGCTACAAAGGCGGTGCTGAACACCGTCTTCACTTTCACACCGGGTACAGTTCCACCGGCGCGAATGATTTGGCCTATCCTTGCTTCATCCAACTTGAAATATTCTTTTGGAATTAAATTGATATCTTCTATTTCCCAGTCTTTTCTTTCTTGAATCGTGGCACGACCAAGATCGGTATGGATGGTCTTAATATTGTCCGTTTCGACTTTGTGTTGATAGCCTTCTAAAGCTTTTCTGATCTTTTCGTCGTTAGCTTCAAAGATTTCTTTTGCTTTGTCGAAAACGGTTTTTAAACGCTTCTTTTCAAGGTCTAAAGGCTTAACAAGTGCCTTGTATAACTCTTCTAGTTTTTTAAGAGCGTTGCAGTTTGCGATTCCAATTTCACACGCCTTCTCGTATTGCTCTCGGTTCTTTACCTTTAAATTTTCAATTTCTCGGGTAATTTGAAAACCTTCCGACCTTAGAAGGCTTTTTTCTTCTTGCGACAATTTATTTTCAATCTCAGGTGTTAAAATCACTTCATTTGTCATAAAAATATTCCTCCTTTTCACTTCCAAAAACCTGTTCGCATTCATCACAAATCTGTTTTTCGGTTTTGGCACAACAATAAATGCAGCGGCCCATCAGTTAAGCCCCGCGCCCCAAAACTGCATAAGCTCTCTGTTTAATTCGTTCTTCGTGGCAAATTTAATTTCTGCATCAATTAAGGTAGCGATTCTTTTAGCAAGGTCAGCGTACATGGAAACGTCGCTGAAAGAATGCTTTATAAGCAACCGCATTACCTCATTAGTAATAGCCTCAAGCTTTTCGTCATCGTTCATTGCAAACCACCTTTATTAGAAGAAGCATCAAAAAAAAGGTTAGGAGTAAGAAAATCGCCGGCGAATGTTCATCAAAAAACATGTCCGCTTTATTCATCCACTCGTAAAACATGCTGACACCCTTTCCAACATTCGAAACATAAGCCGATAATTTCTCCGTCTAACTTTTCTTCAAAACGAACCGTTGAAACCTCAATGTGGCAGTTCTGACAAATTAATCCTCTCATGCGATTTGCCCTCTCCATTTGTGGTAGTCGTAGGCGTCTAAAATTTGTTGAGGCGTCAAGCCGTCTACAGGCATTAAAGATTTAATTCTGTCTTTAACCGTTTGAATGATTTCAAACTCGGAATGGTGCATGGGCAGCGGCATGTAATAGCCGTCTAGTCGAATGTTCCAGAGTCCGGTATTCGTTGAGCCTTCGACACGACCTACCATACCGAATAAACGGCCTTCTTCAATCACGCGCACTCGGTCGCCAATGTCGGGACGGTTATTCATTTTGACCGCCGATCACGCTCTAAGGCTTCGCAAATCGAGCAAGGCTTTACATGGTTGCAATCATCTTGAAGTACTGGGAATGGTTGAGGCTGAATTTCGCAGACCGAAAACGGGAGAGAAACCAAACTAAGACAAGTTCCCTTTTCGTCTTTAATCCATCCAGTAACCTCAATTTCACCGTCTTTCATCGAGCATTTTCTGACAGAATCAATTTCAATCACGAAAGATGCTTTTACCTTTTGGCCGATTTGAGGATTCATGCTTGCACCTTCTTAAAAAACCGGTGCTTTCCAATTCGCGCGGTTTCTTTCATGTCCTTGGCCCAATCGGGAGTTTTAAAATCGATGGATTCCCAATGGTCTGCACCTTTAACGAGGTTGGTATATTTCGAGGCTTGCCACGCTTTGCGCGCTTCCTCACCCACAAACGGCATCTGCTTCTGGATGAAATGCTTTCTCTGGTAGCCATATACCCCCGAAAGTGAGGCCCGGTTTCGGAGTGCTTCCGCTAAAGCTATCTTGCCCTTGAAGCTTTCTCCGGCGGCTTCGCCAATAATTGCTTGAATGGCCTGATCGGTTGTAATCTCGGCATGAAGCGTATTGGGTGAGAAACAATTCAATATCGAAAAAATCATCACTAGCATAGGTGCTATTTCGAACAAGATTTTGAAGATATTGGCTTGTCGCTTCGAGGTCGTGACGCCTAATTCCTTGCATAAGGAAGTAGACGTATTCGTTTCTGATTGAGGTTTCTTTATCGAGATTTTCGTAGTCTTTACAACTTCTTGCATCGGTTCTTTCCATTTCATTTATCTATCCCCCTTAATTTGGGGCTAGAAAGAACCGACTGAGGCGGGAAAACAAAAACCCCAGAACGGTTATTTCTAACCATTTTGGGGTTCAATCAGATTTTAAATTTTGGGCCTGCTAGGATTTGAACCTAGGAGGAAGCTTCTTCTAAGGAGTAAGAACCAAAATTTTTAAACTGAAAGAACCCCATAGGAGATAAAAAGGGTACGGAGCTATGGTCACGACTCGTTATCGTGTCTGAAGAACTAGGAAGTAACTCCGTACCCGTGGAATGAAATAAGGTTTCGGACTGTTCTTCAGATTTCGGTAATGCAACGAGTTTGACCATGATTTAGTACCTAATTATCTCCAAATTTGAAACTACTTCAAGTTATTTTTTAACGCTTGAGTTAACGCTTGCTTAACCCATTCCTGCATTGTTTTTTCAGACTTTGCCGCTGCTACTTTGATCTTTTTCACTAACTGCTTTTCCACTCTCACTATCGTCAATTCTTCCATTTGCTACCTTTCAAGATTTGATACTAG